ACACCCCGAGGCAAAAATCATGCGTATAAGCAATGGAAAAACGTTCAAAACTCGTCTGCTTGGTTTACTAGCACGAAAACGGTCAACGACACCTTCCGAAACGATGGTCGGCGTATCATCACTCCCGAGAACATTCAATCGGAGCGCGATGAAGGCGTTGCCGATGAGATTATCGAACAAGAATACTATTGCAGTTGGGAGGGTATCAACTACGGCAGCATCTATGGTAAGTTGCTTGGCCGTTTTGAGCACCAGCAGATCGAATTTCCCGAACCATTTATCGAGGACTTACCCGTATTCACGGCATGGGATATCGGCCACCGCGATGCGACCGCAATATGGTTCTATCAACTTGTAGCCGGGGAAGTACGCATAATTGACTTCCTAGAGGGGGTCGGAAGTGACGCAGACGATTGGCTGGATAAGCTAGAGAAACTTCCCTATGCTTATGGCACCCCTGCATTGCCCCATGATGCCAAGAACAAGACCTTTGCGACCAAGTATTCCGCGCAAGACCGATTCATTGCCCGGAAACTCACTCCTTATATAGTGCCGAACTTCCGGGTAGCCGCTGGAATTCAAGCGGTTCGTGCAATGATACCCGTAGTATGGTTTAATATCGGGAATCCGCACGTTGTCAAGGGGTTAGAGCGTCTGGAAGCCTATCACTATGAATGGGACGATGAGGCCAAGGTTTTTAAGGCCGAACCTGAGCATGATGAGAACTCCCACCCCGCAGACGGCTTTAGAATGTTGGCCCTGTCCAAGAGTGTCACCGAACATTGCAATAGGAATAGGACAACGGTAGCACGCGGCCCAACCCATTTCAATACCCCTCTGGGACGCGCCTTGAACCTTGAAAATCTGTTCAAAGACCGTGAGGAAGCACGGACACAAAGGAGAGTCTGAAATGGCTGCTGAAAGAACCGCCCAAAAGCCTAAAGAACCCGAAAAGAATCCGTGGCCGAAGCGGATTCAGGCATGGAATAAGTTTTCCCAGAAGTTTCATGACCGGGGAACACAGATCGAAGCGCGGTATCAAGACGACCGCGAATCGGAAGCAAGTATGGCCCCTTCGATGATGCAATCAGGGGTCAAGAAAGTCAATCTCTTTTATAGTAACACTACGGTTATCAAGGAGAGCTTGTATAACAGCCTTCCGAAGCCGTCAGTGTCTCGCCTACATAAAGGCGACTCTGAAAATGATGCAGCGCGTGTGGCAGCGTTTATCATGGAAAGGGGACTGTCATACGAGATTCACTGTGCCAAATGGTTTGACTCGGCAGTAAAGGCTGCGATTCTGGACCGGCTAGTTCCCGGCCTTGGAGTCACATGGATTACTTTCGTGCCGCCCAACGGTCAAACCCCTGAATCAATGACCGTGGATATCGTCTATTGGAAGGACTTTATCTATGAGCCGAAACGGGCATGGGAACAGGTCACATGGGCTGGCCGTATCCTGCATATGTCCAACGAGGAAGCCGAAAGGAAGTGGCCGGGGAAGGCTTTTGCTATCGGGCAGAAAGAGAATCCCTCCAATGCCACAATCAGCATTTCTTCTGAACTAATTAACGAGAATAAGACCTCGGTTATTCAGATGTGGGATAAGACCAAGCGCGAAGTCTTGCATTTGACCATGACAGGGGAAGTCCTTGATCGGGTGAAAGACCCCTATGAATTGATAGACTTTTTCCCCTGTCCGAAGCCGCTGATTGCTTCGCCACCAACTTCCAAGTTCCTGCCTTTGCCGGATTACTATATCGCGCAAGATCAGTACATGGAAATGGACATTCTATATGCCCGAATCAACCTCATCATTGAAGCGGTGAAGGTTGCAGGCGTATATGACTCGGCCTCGCCTGAACTACAACGCATGTTAGGAGGTACGGAAAACAAGCTGATCCCTGTTGACAATTGGGCTATGTTCGCAGAGAAGGGGGGAGTAAAGGGAACGATTGATTGGTTCCCAGTTGACCAAATTACGTCTGTCCTACAGCAGCTTATCGCTACCTATGACTTCATGAAAAATCAGTTGTTTGAAGTCACAGGTATGGCCGATATAGTCCGTGGTTCAACCAACCAATACGAAACGGCTGCGGCGCAACAAATCAAAGCACAGTTCGCTTCGGTACGCATGAACGCTTATCAGAGGGACGTATCATTCTTTGTCCGTGATATTCTGCGAATCATGGGCGAATTAATGGTACAAATGTATAGCGATCAAAAGCTGCAAGCTATTGTCGGAACCATCCCTGAGCCGGATATGGCTTTCGTGCAGCAAGCAATGACGGTCCTTCGTTCCGATTTCCTGCTGAAATACAACATTGATATCGAAACGGATTCGCTGACCCAAGCCGATTGGGGCTTGCAGCAGACTCAGCGCATGGAATTCGTATCCACTTTGAGCCAGTTCATACAGGGCGCAATGACGGTTGTTGAGTCCGTACCTGCGATGGGTCCGTTGATGCTGGAAATTATCAAGTTTGCCAGCGTCGGATTCAAGGGTTCGTCGGAGCTTGAAGGCATGATTGATGCGGCTATAAAAGCAGCCACAGAAGCAGCCAACCAACCGCCACCGCCTAGCCCTGAACAGCAGAAGATGGAAGCGGAGCAAAAACGCGCTGAAACTGAAATGGCTATGGAGCAGCAGCGTGACCAGTCCAAACTACAGCTTGAGCAGCAGAAGGCTCAGGCGTCTATGGCTTTGGAGGCTCAGAGGCAAGCCGCAGAGCTTGAATTCATGGCTGCTAAGAACACAGCAGAGTTGACATTCCAAGCGCAGAAAAACGCGGCTGAATTGCAGTTCCTCCGTGACAAGGCTGCAATCGAAGCCAATATAGCTGTGCAAAAGGGCCAGCAGGATATTGAGCAAAGAGCAGTTGCAGGGGCGCAGAAAAGCGCGCAGGCACTTGAGTCTGCCGCCGTTGCAAGAGCCACAGAGCCAGAGGAACCCGGAGAAAAGGAGGATTAGTCATGCCCTACGCATCTGAAAAACAGAGACACTTTATGCAGGCCGTAGCGCACAGCCCACAGTTCGCAAAAAAGGTGGACGTTCCACAGTCTGTTGGCAAGAAGTTTGAAGCCCACAAAGGCAGCGCAAAGGCCAAAGCCTTACGGAGCATGAAATGATCTACACATACTCGGCACACTGTTCTTCGGCAGCCGACTGGGAGCGTATTTGCTCCCTTGCCGAATACGAAAGAAACCCCGTCTTTTGCTGCCCTGATTGTGGTACGCCACTGGACCGGACCTACCATCCTTTCCGTCTGCATACAAGCAATTTTGATGCGTTCGTTTCACCTGTTGACGGCAGAGTGATTCACAACAAGCGTGAGTTAGCGGAACACAACCTCCGAAACAACTGTGTTTCGCTGCATGACGGATACGATGAAAAAGGCTTGCAGGACTTCACGAAAAGGAAGTGGGGAGTTGAACCGGATAAGGAAGAACTCAAGCGTGATATGAAAGAGGCTGTAGAAAAGCTGGAACAAGGCTACAAACCAATCCTTGCCCCCGAAACAGACGATTTGGAGTAACGTATGAATGACCTGCATGATGATGTAAAAGCTGCCTTTGACACGGTTTCGGCTGATGATACAAACCCCGGATCACAGGTAGGTTCCCCGCCTTCGGAAACCTTGCCCCCGGTAGAGGCTACGCCGCCGCCCGGTGAACCCGCCAAGCCGCGCAGGGCTGACGGCACGTTTGCCAAGGCCGATGAATTGCCGCCGATTACGGAGCCTGTAAAGCCCGCTGCCCCTGCCCCGGCTGCTCCAGTACCCGGCCAGCAGCCGCAGGCATTGGGCGACCCCGCTACTCCGGTCAAACTCGACCCCTCCAAGCCGCCGTCTGCATGGACCCCGGCAAGCAAGGCACAGTGGAATACAATTCCACAGCCGATTCGGGAGGAAATTATCCGGCGTGAGGAAGCTACTGCCGCAGGCATACAAAAGCTCCAGCAGCAATACGAACCGGCACAGGCTCTTATGAACGAATTGACCCCGTATGAGGACTATGTTTCTCATATCAAGGTTGACCCTGTTGAATACTTGCATACTGTCATCCAGTCGGAGCAAATGCTACGGCTCGGAAACCCGGCACAGAAGCTAGGGCTTTTGCTGAATCTGGGGGACCAGTATGGTATCCCTCTCCGGGGAGCCATAAACGAGGTGCTGAAAGGCAAGCTAGATGAGACTCTAGCTGAGTCTCATAGGCGCTTCCAGACTCCCCCCTCCCTTCCCCCGGAGGTAGCGCGGGAGCTTCGGGAGATGCGGGAATGGCGCAATAACATGGAGTCAACTGCCGCCCAAACTGAGCTACAGGCTTTTGCGGCAGACCATCCCCTGCTTGAACAGGTAAAAGACCGTATGGCACAGTTGCTAGAGTCCG